TATTCAGTACCCATGCTGGGCCGTCTTCCTCGTTGATATCGGGAACAAGGATAACTTCTGGTACGATTGCCCCGGTATCGTCTGCTGCCGGAATATAGTCATCTTCGAATGTCAACGTGGCCGTCCCTGTCATCTTGTAGGTATGCGTTCCAACAACGCCGTCATTGATCGTTACCTTGGAGATGCGGACCACAACACCGGCGTCGGGTGACAGTGTGTAGTCTGCCTGGTCTTCAACCGCGTCGATAGCGGTTAATTCCTCAGTCCACACTTCCGACTCATTCAATAACTGAAACCATGCCCAACGCAACGCATCTAGTACGGTGTTCGTTGGTGGAGCCGCTGGCATGCCCGACGTCACTTTGATCTCAAGTTCGGATAGTGCAGTAATAGCCATTATTCAGTGCTCATCTTAACTGATTCTTTCTGCATGTCGTTGCCCTCTTTGAGGAGCCTGTCATACTCGCCTTTGCTGATCTGGCCGAGAATGTCGAACGTGTACGTCTGTAGTCCGCCAACGTCCTTCCGGTCCATGCCAGGCAGTACCTTAAATCGTGGAGTGAACGCATGTTCGAGGGCTCGACGATAGTCGCTGCGAATTGCAGTTACAACACCGCGCGGCCACTGGATGAACTTGCCGTTGATCCCCTGCGAAGCTTCGTTAGTGTCGTTCTCGTTGCGCTTCGGGTGGAACTTGACTTTGTAGTAGAAGAACTTACCAGGCTCGGGATCTTCGTCAAAGTCGCCATTGCTGATCGTCTCGTACTCTTTTGCTTTTGCTTGGTGGTCAGCCAGCATCTTCTGAAGGTCTTCCACCTGCTTCTTGGCCGCGGCCAATGCGTCTGATGCGGATACATCAACAAGTACGTCTGTGATCGTCTCAGCCTCTTGAATGACTGTGTCGGAATCGCTGACGGTTACGGTCTCGGGTTCAATGCTTTCAACCGGAACTTCAGGATTCTTTGCTACGGTTGCTTTCTTTGCTACGGTTGCCCTTTTTGGTCTTGCCATGGTCTTGCGCCTCTTATTGTGCTGTAGACTCTGTTACCAGTTGGGTTAGCTAGTCGCGGAGCGCCCTATCAAATTGAGCGCCCCGCGAGGTAGCATGACAGATTAGGTCCAGGTGCCAGCCTTGAAACGAACCATGTCACCACTGGTATTAACAGCGGCGGTCGAATCGAGGAAGAAACCCGCACTCATTACGGTATTTGCTGCAACGCCCCAATAATCGTACATCGCAGTAATGCCAAGAACTTGGTTACTGGAAACGGCACTGCCGTTTACGTTATAGAGGGTTACCTCATCAGCAGCATCGCCGTCATTGGACAATGCAGTGATAATAGCAGTTACGCTATTGCCGGATACGCCAGCGCCTACCTTTACAATCGAGCCCTCACCAACATACGTGGTGCTGACAGGGTTGTTGAAGTGGCCAGTGAACGATGCCGGAGTGTCGTTCACCCACGACGTAATTACGCCGCCGGTTCCTGAGCTGCGCTGATCGTTCCGCTTGCGCTGGATATAGACAGTGCTCGCGGCAGTGATCAGATCACCACCATTATACGGAGCAATCCCAACACCTACGGTAACAGGACTGATAGTCCCATCGTCGTCAATGCTGATACCGCCAAGCATTTCGGTAGACCGCATATTGCGGTCCCAGTACTGACGCTCTTCGTCAGTCGTCTCAAGCGACATGATTTCAACCCAGTCGGGTACGAAACCAATCCCGACGTAGAGGTCTGCGCCGGTCGCGTTGAGCGTTCCACTTTCTTGTTTGATCATGGTAGTAACTCCTTATTCAGCGGTCGGTGGGATTGCGCTGCACGCAACTTCCAGCCGAGCGAGGAAGGTTTGAGTGAGGATGCAGCACGCCTGATCTGCTTCCCAAGAAGCATGTCCTGTGCGGCCCATAGGATCGCCGGGGGCTTTCTTCGGGAGAAGAAGGCTAGGAGTGGTTGCGCCGTGGCCCTGAAGCGGGACAATGGCGTATGCCTCTTTGGCGAGAGCGATCATCGGATAGACATCGCATGCGGTTGCAACAGATACTTCTTCCTCACTGGAGTAGTACGCAGTGCCAGAAGCACCAGCAGCTTGCCAGGAAGTAAAGATCGAGGACAACAGTACGCGGAAGTCTCCGATTGAACCTTCCTCGTTGGGCATGGCCTTGACAGCGTTGGAATAGTTCGCAACTGGAAGCCAGCCGGTCATATTCTCCAAGTCCGCCTTGAGGTCGGTGTGACCAAGCAGGATAAACGCTGCACGAATCGGCTCGGTAGCAACGTCAGGGCTTGCCTTGATGATCTTGGTTATCTTCTTGGCGCGAGCGCGACGGAAGCCACGTTCGATCTTCTTGAGGTCCGACAGTTTGGCCGGGCTGTTTACCGTTGAGCGACCAGCAACACCGTTCGCATAGTAAACGTTGGTTCCGCCCTTAATGGCGTTGAACCGGATCATCTCAATCACTTCAGCCTGCTGCTCGCCCAAGTTGTCGAACGTCTCCTTGAATACGTCGTCTTCGTGGTAGAGCTTGACTTCGCGAGTGATGTCAACCAACTCACCATAGGTTTCTAGGTTAACAGAAACGTCAGTGTGAGTCAGTTTCTTCGACGTGGGCGTTACGCCTTCAGCCAAAGGAGCGGTTGCGGGCAGGGGTGCCAGCGAGTTGTAACGCCGGTACGTGCGGGTTTTGCCCTTGTTCAGGGGCTGTGGGTCTTTCATGCCGAAACGTTCAAGGATCATCACCTCTTGAGCGCGCTTCAGCAAACGTTTGGCGGCATAGGTAGCTGTACGCTGGTCCAGGTCGCCGTTGTCATTGTAGTTGTCAGCCATAACGGCCTCCGTGTGTTTGTGGGCTGCAAGCGCACTGACACTCAAAGCGGCGTTCTGGCTTCATGCTATTCTGTTTTTGGGACTCTACTCTATGTCTTGATGCGTAGCTTGCTTTTGCAATGTCTGCACATCAATTCGATATTTGATCCTGGGGCTAAGATCCCCTTGAATAGGATATTGTTACAGCGAGGATAAGGGCAACGGTTAACGATCTCGCCGGGGTCTTCTACTGTCTCTGGATAGACCGCGCTACTGACGTACTCCTTTGCTGCCTTATTCATAGTTAATCCTCAATCTTGATATCTTTGAACAGCTTGGCTTGGCCCTTTCCGTCGAGAGTTCCGCCAGTATCTGTCTCTACGGCCTTGCGGGCCGCGGGTTTCTTCGTGCGGGTGCTGGACGAATGGAGGGCTACATGCTTAGCCTTCTTCTCTTTGGCGGCTTCGTCAACGGCAGTGTTCTTATCTTTTACGAGACTTTCCTCGTAGGCCGCAAGCACTGCGCTCATGCCGTGTACTGTCTGGTCTTCAAAGAATGCTTGGGTGTCGGCGTCCTGCTTCTCTTTCCAGCTCCAGAAATCAGCATTATCCGCGATGTTGCGGATATCAAGTTTCGGGTGGCGGCGGCTAAGCTCAGAAATGAATCGCTCTTGCGCCGCATCAGCCCTAAGCTCGTCGAACTCTTCTTTTGATACGTATCCGCCGTCTGCAAGCTGCTGCTTTACCATGGTTGCTGCGGTCTGTATAGCCATGGCTTCCATGACCTCGGCAATGTCGCCGTACTCTTCGCGGAACTCGGCAAGGTCAATTTGCTTGCCGTTGTATTCCAGGACGTCTTTGCCTGCCAGACTGTCGGTTGCGGCCTTGCGCGCTGATTCTTCAGCTGCGGTAGCCTTCTCTGCACGATCAACCTCTGCGGCGGCTTCGGCCTTCTGTTCCTTTGCCTGGGCTGCAAGCTCTTTTAGCTTGTCTGCTGCGCTAACTTCCGCATCGTCGTCGTCTTCGGAAGTCTCTTTATCAGCATCAGATTCTTCTGAGTCTTCTTCTTCGGGTTCATCGACTTCCGCGGATTCGTCGTCTTCGTCAACTTCTGCGGTTTCTTCCTCTTTGGCCTTCGGCTCTTTCTTAGCCGGTTTGTCAATCGAACTGAACAGGGATTGTAGTTGTTCATCAGTCATCGGCCCGTCATCGCTATCTTCAGCGACGTCGTTGGTCTCGATAACTTCCTCAACAGTCTCTTGCTCTGCGCTCTCTTTGTCGTCTGGCATTGTCTGTTTTCCTTATTTGGTTCAAAAACCTAGGGGCCATCGCTGACCCCTAGACGATATGTTAGGCCTGAACAACGCCAATTCCGGCAGAGTCTACGTCGGCTGCGCCGTTAGCGATGAAGTATGCATCGTTTGCTGCTGCCCATGCCGCCCAGCCAAATGCCTGGCAGTTGACAACACAAACAACGCCGCTTGTTGGAGCGGTTCCGATGATTGCAACAGTCAACGCGCTGGGGCTGTTGGCGCTGAAGTTCGTGAATATGCAATTCTTGAGGACTAGATCACGACTGATCGCCGTTGCGTCTTCGAACTTGATTGCGCCATGTCCAGCGGTGTCGCTGTATGACAGAACTCGGCAGTCGAAGAACTCAATGCGGGCAGATGCGCCGTCCAGCCGGATCGGGGCGTTTGCGGCTGCTGCGATGATGGTGTCAGTACCGAACGTACAACCTACGAAGCGGGCCTCTTGAGCTCCATTAATGAGAACAGAGCAACAAGCAGCAACTGCTGCCGGGGTAGCGTGACCGCCGCCAATGATGTGACAATTCTCGAAGTAGTTGCGATTTCCGGTAACTGTGACCGCCGCCAGCGCAGCCGCGTTGCTGCCGCCGTTGAAGAAGTC